GCTTTGCTCTTTGTGAACTTGCGGTTGCCTGCCTCGTCCGCGACGGTAATCGCGTTGGCGGCGCACATGGTTAACACCGGATGGTTGCCGTGCCGTAACCCCTTCGCGAGTAGCCGCGCTTCGAGTTCACGCAGCGCCGGGGACATAGACACCCAGCCTTGACCGAAGGGTTTAAAGCGCGTCAATTCCAGGTCAGAGAACCCCGCCTCGATTAGCCACGGGGTAAGGAAACGCATGTTGTGGCGGTCGAATGCGAGCGCCTGAACGTCGCAATCATCGAACAATTCGCGCAGCCAACGGGCCACAAATCGGTACTCGATAGAGCGGCCGGGCGTGAGTTCTAGCAGCCCCTCTTCGGCCCAAACGTCATACGGCACGCGGTCGTTTCGCGCCTTCTCTTTAATGCCTTCCTCGGGTAGCCAGAAGGTCGAATGAACGTCGCCGTCTTCGGAGACGGTAACGAGCGCGGTAAGGTCGGAGACGCTCGAAAGGTCGAGGCCAGCCCAGACTTTTTGTCCGTGATATGGCTCGGGCTTCCCGGCGTTTTCCTCCCAAACGGCCCAGCTTACAAATGGGGCTTTCGCCGCTACGCGCTGATTTAAAATTAGGTTCCGATACGCCGACTCGCGAGCCGGTAAACGCTTCGCGTCGGAGGCTTGGCGCAGTACTTCCTCCTTGTTCATGAAGTCGTCGAAGTGAGGATTTGCGGCGCGGATTGCCTCCTCGCTAAACGGGTCGAGGTCAATCGGGGCGGTACAAATTTCGATCTTGTTTCGCGGGTCGGCTCCGGTGAGCGCGTCGTCGATGAGCAAGCTCAATAGGTCGGCGCTGTTCGGAGCTTGCGTCGAAATGATGATCGACATCGGCTGGTCTTGCGCAGCGCTTGCGGTTTCGAGCGCCTCGTAAAGCTGCGACCGGGGGCCGACAACTTGGCCTAATTCGTCGTGGATAACGAGCGCCGGAGACAGCCCGAACTTGGTCGACGCGTCGGCGGATAGCGCCTTGAAAAACGTCCCGAGTTCGCCGCACAAAAGCTCCTTGGCGGTGTCCCGAATCGTGACGTAATAGGACAATTCCGAACTGAGCCGAACGATTTTCGCGGCCAGCTCGAACAGGATTGCAGCTTGGTCGCGGGATTGTGCCGCGCTATATAGCTGCGAGTTCGGCCGCGCCTCGGGTCCGCACAAGTGAAGCAAGACGATGAACGCGCTGAAGGCGGTCTTCGCATTCTTGCGGGCCATCGACAAAATGAAAACGCGGGTCGGCGAATCGTAAATAACCTTCATCCAACGGCGCTGATGCTTGGTCAACTTGACGCGTTGCCCGACCATTCGGCCTTCGGGGATGCAGCAGTGCGCCTCAATCCACGCGCAATTGCGCTCCCCCCGTGTCAGTCTTGTTCGAGCTGCCACGGTTTCCGCCCCTTCCCTTGCGAGTGAACTACCTTGTCGGCGCGGATTAGGCTCTGTTGAGTCAGTCGCATCGAGCGAAGTAGCGCGTTCATACAGCGCGTTTCGCGCTCGGCCATCGCGCCGAGCTTGTCGTAACGCTTCAATCCCTCGTCATCGGTCAGCCAAGCGGGGTCGAAACTCTCCTGCTGCTGCGCGATTAGGTCGGCTTGAACCTTGTGCCGGCAATACTGCGCGAGCATCGGGCCGTGTTCCTCGCCGAACCACTCGGCCGGCTTCGAGTTGACGACCGAAACCCAGACCGCTTTTTGTGCGTTGGTCAAAGTCGGTGGCGGTGCGAGTCGGTGCGATAACGACGTGGGCGAGGCGACCACAAGGGAGGCCGCCGATTTGCGTCCCCGGTCTGCCATAGCCAAATTCCTAAAAAAATACGTTTTTATGAAGACCCTTCTGGGCGATCGGTCTTTAGCAGTGTCGTTGCAGACTTTTTCCCTCCCCCCCTACCTGCGCCAGTGGTGACGAGGATCAAGGGGACGCCCGGAGGGGTCACAACCGGGCAGCACCCCAGAACGTTCAAGGGTTTGCTTTGCCGAGTCGTGGCAGAGCTTACAAAGACTCTGGAGGTTGCCCGCGTCGAAGAACAACGTCAGGTCGCCTTTGTGCGGCTTTTTGTGGTCTGCAACGTTCGCGCTTGTGTACAACCCAAGGACGAGGCAGTAAGCGCACATCGGCTCCTTGCGAAGCTGTGCAAGCCGTAGCTGCTTCCATTCCTTCGTGTTGTATAGGTAGTGCCAGCTAGCCTTGGTCTTCATCGTGTAGCACCGTTACGCGAGTGGCCTTCAGTGCGTACGCTCGAACCTTGTCCGGGTCGGGTTGGCTATCGGTAAGGACGGCAACGATAGCCACGCCCAAGGCGTACCAACGCCACCACCAAGCCATACGAACCCTGAGCTTTATCTTGATACTCGCCACGGTTAGTCGGCTTTCATTTCGGCCGCTGCCTTGGGTTGAGCAATCACTCGGGCAATGATCGCGAGGGCGGTAAGCAGACCCGACAACCAAGGCGGCAGGAACGCAGAGACGGCGGGTAGCCATTGGTCAGCGGCAGCGACTACGACAGCAGCCGTACCCAACTGGACCGAACTTAGCTTGTATGCCTTCTCCCAGCCTTCAATCAGTTTCATAGCCGTTCCCCTTAATGGTTAAGCAACTCTGCCCAGGTACAGAAGCCGCTCTTTGGCGCGGCGTGTTTCGAGTCCTGCGACCTTCTTACCGTTGTCGTATACCCAGCGCTTGAACTCGGCGGCGATCCGCATAGGGTCAGACCGGGCGTTGATAAGCCGGAGAATGGTCGAGGTCTTAAACGCGCTCTTACCGATGTTGAAGACGAACGAGACGAGGGCATCGAACTCGTACTGTTCAAGCGGGGCGCGGACCAATTTGTTTACGGCGGTGATTGCCTCGGCCAAGTCTTTAGCGAGTAGTTCGAGCGCTCTCGCCTCGCTGATCTGCATCCCGGCAACGGCCGACGCGGTATGTCCGTACCCGATTGTCCAGACCCCGCCCGAGTCGAGATAGGCGGTTAGCCGTAACTGCTCGAACCCCTTGATGGTTTGGATACCGGCGCTGCTGATGTTCATCGCGTAAACCACCGTCGATCTTGATAAAGAACCCTCGCGATATTCCCCCCGCTATAGCTGATTAGGATCAGCACAACGCCGAAGAACAGCACGCTCCAAATTTCGGTGGTAGGCCCGTAAATCGAAAACCGGATAAGACTCTGCACGGCCATCGCGAACGATGTACCGGCGAGGAGGAAGGCGAGTAACGTCGAAAACCATTTCGTGCGGTGCTCGCTCGAATAGCCGAGCAAAACGCCAAGGGTCGCCAGATGAATACAGATACGAATGGTCAATAGTACGTCGCCATAAATCATCGGGTCATGGCTCATCACGCCCCCCCGGCTTTAGCCGCAAGACTGCCCGAACAATGGAGGCAAGCCAGTGCGGTAAGTCGCCGTCATTGAGAACCATCAAGTTCAATGCACCCAATACCGCAGCCGCCAACGCGCTACCAAAAATGGCGGCCAACATTGCGACAGCGCTACCGACGGCGATGCCCGTCGCGTAACCGAACCCCCACGAAACAATCGCTAGGCCCAGCTTTCGGGCAAACCTGAAACATACCCCGCCGACCGTAGGGTCTGGCAGGAAAATAAAGAAAACGCACCCGAAACTAGCGCCCATAGCCGCACCGGGATGTAGGTCACCGATCATCGTCCAGACGAACAGCCCGAAGGCGGCTAACCATCCGGTCTGCTCGGCCATGGTTTCGCTCCCCATCGAAAATTCGTCCACAAAAAGGGTTTATTTTCGGGCATGATAAAAACCCCTGTTATCGGGGTAACAAAAATGGAGTCTGCAAAATGATGGATATAGAGGACGACTTTCAGACCTATAACCACGGCCACCAGATCGAAGGCATGGACCGCTGCATGACCATACTTTCGTTACTTGATACGCTCTTAACCGGACACCCGGCCGTCGTTCGCGCCGAGGGTGACCACTTGGTTCGGGAGGCGTTCGATGCCGTTATGACGCTATATCAAGAAATCGCAAACATCGACGAGAGCCCCGACAAGTGAGCGCTCCGCAGCGTGGCGGGTCGGAACTACGCGAGCTGCTCGAATGGGCAAAGTCGATAGGCTTCACATGCAACGTTGGCGGTAAACATTTGGTATTTAGTCGGCCGTTTACGCGTAAGGTTTTCGCCTCGTATACGCCGAGCTGCCGGTATGCCCGGCAAAATACTCGGCGCGATCTTTTGAAGGCGGTCGCCGAGGCCGAGAAGAACAACCCCAAGGAGTGAACAAATGGGCTTTAAAACGACCCTTGCCGAGCGCCGAGCGATGGCTAAGGAAAACGCCAAGTGGCCGCTTCACCTGAAACAAATCCCGCGTGATATCTGGCCGAGCCAGCGCCCCGATGTTTTGGAGGTCTGGCGGTCGCGGGGTTTTCTAGTCCAAATTTACGCCGAGAAAAACGGCCATATCCGTATGTCCGTCAACCGTACGAGGCACACCGGAGACAACTGGGTCGCGGCGATAACGTGGGACGAACTTATGCGGCTAAAGCGCGAATGCGGCCGGGGCGACCTCGACGCGTTGGAGCTGTACCCGGCCGATGACGACGTGGTTAACGTCGCGAATATCCGTCACTTGTTTTTCCCTCCCGGCCCGGTCGCTTTCAAGTGGGAGGACGGCGAATGAGCGCGCTCGTTTGGAGCAAAACCCGGCCGGTTCCGACCGACCT